ATGGCAGTTGATAAGCTAAAAAAATTGGTGGAGGATGAAAGAATTAGTCCTTCGGTTAGACTCGGTGCTATAAATTCTATCTTGGACAGAACTGGTTATCAAACTACTCATAAAGTTGAAGATGTTACTGGTAAAAAATCTGACGAGGAATTACAAACAGAGTTAAATCATTTATTATCTTCTATTATGGTAGATAAAAAAGATATTAACTAAGGTTAATTATGCAACCTGACGCATTAAGACAGAGTTTTGAGGTCTTGCACCAGAAAGTAACTGCAATTATTTACTATTGTGGTACAACTTATAGTAAAGATGCAGAGCTTATGCGTATAATTAGAGAGATTGCAGAGCCGTTGGACGATTTATATAGCCATTATTGGGAGCTAGATTTAGAAATAATAAGCAAAAATGAGGATAATATACTAAATTGAGTGAACAATTAGAACGTGCAGTAGAAATAGCTAAAGAATTAGAACGTAGAAAGGCCACAAATAAACTAGCAGACTATAAACCTTATAAATATCAACAAAAATTCCACAATACTGTAGCATCGCAAAGATTACTTATGGCAGGAAATAGGATAGGTAAGTCGTTTTGTGGTGCAACAGAACTTGCGTACCACTTAACAGGTAAATATCCTGACTGGTGGGAGGGGAAAAAATTTGATAGACCTATTAGGGCATGGGCAGGTGGCTCATCTAACGAAACAACTAGAGATATATGCCAAAAAGAACTAGTAGGACAACCCGATGATCCGTCAGCTAGGGGTACTGGCTCTATACCACTTAACGATATAGGCGAAGCTACAAGAAAACCAGGTGTACCTAATGCTCATAACTCCCTTGTTGTCAAGCACGTTACAGGTGGTTGGTCAAGGTTAGGTTTTAAGGCATATGAAATGGGTAAAGAAAAATGGATGGGGGAAGCTGTAGACGTAGTATGGCTAGATGAAGAACCACCACCAGCAATATATAGCCAAGCATTAACAAGAACTGCAGATAGAGGAGGCATTGTATTTATGACCTTTACTCCTGAAAACGGAATGACAGAAACAGTTGCACAATTTGTAAACAATTTAAAACCAGGACAAGCATTGGTACAAGCTGGGTGGGATGATGCACCTCATATGACACAAGAAGTAAGAGACCAAATATTAGCTGCTTTGCCACCACACGAAAGAAAAATGAGGGAACAAGGTATACCACAACTAGGTTCTGGTCTTGTATTTCCTATTGCAGAAGATGATATAATATGCGACCCAATAGAAATACCTACATATTGGCCGAGATTATGTGGTATTGACTTTGGTTGGAATCACCCTACGGCAGCAGTTTGGATTGCATGGGATAGAGATGCAGATATAGCATACGTTTATGATAGTTATGCTATGCGACAAGAAGCTGTACCTATTCATGCAAGTGCAATTAAAGGTCGAGGAAACTGGATACCTGTTGTCTGGCCTATGGATGGTAGACAAGCAGATAAAGGATCTGGTAAGTCGCTTACAGAACAATATAGAGCAGAGGGTTGCAATATGTTGCGAGAACATTTTAGTAATCCACCATCGCAAGGACAAAGAGATGGCACAGGTGGCAACTCAGTTGAAGCTGGAATACAAGAAATGTATACCCGTATGCAGACAAAAAGATTGAAAATATTTAAAAATCAAGATAAACTATTACAAGAACTGCGTATGTATCATCGTAAAGACGGAAAAATTGTACCGATCAATGATGATGTTATTTCTGCAATGAGATATTGTGTTATGTCGTTAAGGAAATCTAGGATTAAAAATTATCAACCTAGTTACATACAAGCAGAAAGTGAGTTTAATGTTTTCGCATGAGGAAAGAACACAAGAGTAAGACTGGAGGTTTAACTGCAAAAGGCAGAGCACATTTCAAAAGAACAGAAGGTGCTAATTTAAAACCACCAGTAAGCAAAGGGAAAAACCCTAGACGTGTTAGTTTCGCTGCAAGATTTGCTGGAATGAAAGGACCTATGAAGAAAAAAGGTAAGCCAACAAGAAAAGCATTAGCTTTAAGAAAATGGGGATTTGGGAGCGTAGCAGCAGCTAGAAGTTTTGCTGCAAATAATAAGAAGTCATAGGAGATTATAATATGCCAAGTGGAAAAGGAACATACGGAACAAAAAAAGGTAGACCACCTAAAAGGAAATTTAAATAATGGGTGGAGTATTTAAAGCATTTGCAAGTATTTTTAAAAGTAGTAAGAGAAAACGTCCAAAAACACCAGAACCTACTATGCCAAAAGCAGAACTAGCACAACTACAACGACAACGTACATTAGGTGCAGGACATGGTGGACAAACTATTATGTCTGGTACAAGTGGTGCAACAGAACAAGCACAAACTGGTAAAACTTTATTGGGTGGATAGTGATAGAAATAGTTTCTACTGAAGAATGGAAAAATAAATGTTATGAATGGATAAAACCTAAAGCACATTTATATTCTGATAATGAAAAATTTTCTTATATAGGAATAATAGAAGATAAAAAAATATTAGGAGTTATTTTGTTTTCAGATTATGATGGCAACAATATATTTGTTCATGTAGCACTTGATAATCCAAGAGCTTGTCAAAGAAAAGTTATAAAATTAATGTTTGACTATATATTTAATCAAGCAGGATGCAGTAGAGCTACAGCAACTTGTAATAATAGTAACAAAAAAATTAAAAAATTAATTGAAGGTGTTGGTTTTGAACAAGAAGGTCTTATGAAAAATGCAATGCAAATAGACGAAACATATGTAGACGCAGCAGTTTACGGAATGTTAAAGGAGAATTGCAAATGGGTATGAAACCAAAAATGCCAAAACCACCACCAGTAATAGATACTTCTGGTGAAAGTGCAGCAAGATTAGAAAAGGAAAGAAAAAGAGCTTTAGAAATTGGCAGAATGGGTAGAGCTGGAACTATACTTACAGGTGGCGAAGGTGTAACTGAAGAAGCATCAGTTGGTAAAACTATATTAGGTGGTAGTTCAAGGAATACATATTAATGGAAGAAAAATTTAATTATATAAAAAAAAGAATGAACCAAATGGAAGGAAGTAGGGGTACTTGGGAAGATCATTGGCAAGAAATACTTGATTATGTAATGCCAAGAAAAGCTGATATTACTTTTAAAAGAACTAAAGGGGAAAAAAGAGCTGAAATACTATTTGATTCAACAGCTATTACTGCTAGTAATTTACTTGCAGCTAGTTTGCAAGGCACATTAACATCACCATCATTACAATGGTTTTCTATAAAAGTTAGAAACGAAGAATTAATGCAAGATAGAGAAGTGCAATTGTGGTTAGAAGATTCATCAAAACGTATGTATAACTTGTTTAATGAAACAAATTTTAACACTGAAGTGCACGAGATGTATCTTGATATTGTTACTATTGGAACTGGTGCATTATTTGTAGAAGAAGGAAATGGTGGTTACGAAAAAAATCAAATACATTTTAACACAATGCATATTGCAGAATATTACATACAAGAAAATACTTCTGGTTATGTAGATACTCTTTACAGAAGATATAAATTATCAGCAAGACAAGCTGTGCAAGAATTTGGCGAAGATAATCTTGGTGAAAAAGTATTAAAAGCTGCAAAAGAAAAACCTGATAAAATGTTTAATTTTATTCATGCAGTAGAACCACTTGAAGATTACGAAAGGACTATGGGTAAGTCTGATACTAAATTGCCATTTCATTCATGTCATGTATGCGAAGAAGATAAAATGTTTGTTAGAGGTGGAGGATATAATGAATTTCCTTACCTTGTACCTAGATGGTCAAAAGCAACAGGCGAAATATTTGGACGTTCACCATCATATAATGCATTGCCAGATATTAAAACACTTAACAAAGCAGTAGAAATAGGACTTAAAGCATGGGCAAAAGCTATTGATCCACCATTATTAGTACAAGATGATGGTGTAATAGGTAGAGTAAGAATGACACCTGGTGGTATTACTGTTGTCAGAAATGATGCAGCAATTAAACCTTTACAAATTGGTAGCAATTGGCAAATAACAGATTTAAAAGAAAACCAATTAAGAACAGCAATACGTCAAGCATATTATTCTGACCAGTTACAATTACAAGATGGTCCACAAATGACTGCTACAGAAGTACAAGTAAGATACGAACTTATGCAAAGACTACTTGGACCAACACTTGGTAGATTTCAATCGGAATTTTTAAACCCACTTATTGATAGGGTGTTTGGTCTTATGTTTAGAGCTAATGCATTTTTACCTGTACCTGAAATCATACAAGGTGAAACAATAGATGTTGAATATGTTGGACCACTTGCAAGATCACAACGAATGGAAGAAGCAGTTGCAGTTGAAAGACTTTATCAACTAGCTATGCAAATTGTACAATTAGATCCATCAATAATGGATATTATAGATCATGATGAAGCAATAAGAATGAGAGCTAATTTATTAGGTGTTCCTAAATCTGTTTTAAGAGGAAGAGAAGAAGTAGATGAAATGAGAGAAGCTAAAGCACAACAAGCTGCTATGGAACAACAAATGATGCAACAACAACAAATGGCAGAAGTAGCACAGAAACAAGCAGGTATAGCATCTGAAATGGCAAAACCAGAAACAAGAGAAATTATTGAAGAAGCTACACAAATAGCTGAAGAAGATGATGTAATGTAATGATGGATGCAGATAAACAACTTAAACAATTAGAAGGAGATTATCAAACCACTTTTAGTACAAAAGAGGGCGAAAGAGTTTTAGCTGATTTAGAATCAGCTTATTATCATAGGAGTTCTTTTACTAAAGATCCTTATGAAACTGCTTTTAACGAGGGGAGTAGAGCAGTAATTGTCAGAATACTAAATTTAATACGCAGGAGGAATAAATAATGTCTGACGAACAAATGACCACCGAGTCACAAGATAACCCAGAAACAACTGATCAAAGTTCAGGTTCTGTTTTAGGGTCTGGTACAGTAGGTGATAATCAAAACTGGAGGGATACTCTACCCGAAGAATTGAAAAATGACCCTACTCTACAAAACATTAATGATGTTGAATCACTAGCAAAAACTGCTGTGCATCAACAAAAAATGATAGGCAATAGAATACCTATGCCTAAAAATGATGAGGAAAAAGCAGAGCTGTATAGCAAATTAGGTAGACCAGATGAACCTAAAAACTATGAAGTAGATGTGCCACAAGATTTTCAAGAGTATTTTAGAGAAGAGTCAATGAATGAGTTTAAAAATGTAGCTCACAAAATTGGTTTAAATAATGAACAAGTAAAAGCTCTTATGGATTTTCAAGTTGCTGAAATAAATCATGAACTAGAAAATAAAGGTTCTCAAATAAACGTGCAACGTGAAGAAGTAGAACAAACTCTAAAACAAGAATGGGGTTTTGAGTACGATAAAAATGTACGAGCAGCACAAAGAGCTTTGCAAGTATATGGCGACAACGATGTTCTTGAACTTATGAATACAGAAGCAGGTAACCACCCAGCATTAATTAGAATGTTTGCTAAATTAGGTGGAGAAGTTACAGAAGATATGGCTAAGAATACACAAAACAATAGGTTGGCAGTATCACCTATAGATGCAAAACAAGAAATACAACAAATAATGAGTGATTCAAAACATCCATATTTTGATGCTGGACATAGAGAACATTTAGAAGCTGTTGAAAAAATGCGACAATTACACGAAAAAGCATTTGGCAATAGTTAATTTTTTATGATATAATTTGCGTACCAAGTTCGCCCTTTTAGGATAACGAATCGGTTAGCCGTATGTGGCTTTAAAACATAGGTTTCCCGTTAAGGATAAAGACCGATTTAAAAATTTATTTTAAGGAGGACTGAATTATGTCTGTACAAATTACAACAGCTTTTGTCGAACAGTATAAAAGCAACGTATTTCATTTGGCTCAGCAGAAAGGTTCAAGACTTAGAGATGCCGTTAGAACAGAAACAGTAACTGGTAAAGCACATTTCTTTGAAAGAATTGGCTCTGTTGCAGCACAATTAAGAACGTCACGTCATTCTGATACTCCACGTATGGATACACCGCATTCCAGACGTAAAGTGTCATTAGATGATTATGATTGGGCAGACTTAATTGACAACGAAGATAAAGTAAGAATGCTTATTTCCCCACAATCAGAATATGCACAAGCAGGTGCATGGGCTATGGGTAGAGCAATGGATGATGCTATTATTACAGCAGCTACAGGAACATCTTATGGTGGAGTAGCTGGTGGTACATCAGTAACACTTCCATCAGGAAATAAAGTAGTACATGGTAGTACAGGGTTAAATCTTGCAAAACTACTATCTGCTAAAGAGATTATCGATGCTAGTGATGTAGATCCAGAAGAAGAAAGATTTATTGTATGTACAGCAGGTCAAATTACAGACCTATTGAACGTAGAACAAGTCACATCTGCGGATTACTCTACAGTAAAAGCATTGGCACAAGGTGAAATTGATACTTATTTAGGATTCAAATTTATCCGTACACAAAGATTAGGTACAGATAGTGATGGAAACAGACAGGTATTAGCATTTTGTAAATCAGCAATAGGACTTGCAGTTGGAGCAGATATTTCAACTAAAATTTCTGAAAGAGCTGATAAAAATTACGCAACACAAGTATTTTTATCAATGACAGTCGGTGCAACTCGTATCGAAGAAGAAAAAATGGTAGAAATTGCCTGTACGGAATAAAATTTAAAACAAGGAGGACATTAACATGGCCGTAACAACACAAAAAAGCACGGAGTACACAAATAGAACTGCTACTCCTTTAGTAACTGCAAATGCCGTAGCTGACAAAGGTAAATTAAGAACATTACAATTTACACATAATCAGGATGGCGTTGGAGATGCTGGTTCAACTGTTACCCTTGGGAAACTCCCTGCAGGTAAAGTTAAACTATTAGGTGGCTTATCAAGATTCTATTGTAACTGGACAGCAAGTTCACAAACAATGGATATTGGATGGACAGCTTACGAAGACTTAGATGGCACAGCAGTATCTGCTGACGCTGATGGTCTAGTAGATGGTTTAGATGTTGACACAGTAGGTTACTTTGATATGGAAGGAAACACTGCAGCAGGTAAACTGCTTGGTGGAAACTATACATTTGAAAGTAAAGGTGGAGTTGTTATTGTAGCTACAGCAGTTGGTGCTTTAGCAGACGATGACGATTTAGTAGGTGTAATTACCTATATCGTAGACTAATACGACAACAAAGGGGGGTAGCTTCGGCTACCCTCTAAAGGATAAAAATGGCAACTGAAGTTTCAATATGTTCAAACGCACTTAGAAAATTAGGGGATGACCCTATTACATCTCTTACTGAAGATACAGAAAGAGCAAGACTTTGTAATAGTTTTTATGAATCATCAAGAGATTCTTTACTAAGATCACACCCTTGGAATTTTGCAATAACCAGAGCAACACTTGCACAATTATCAACAACACCAGCTTATGGTTTTGCATATCAATATGCATTGCCTACAGATCCATACTGTTTAAGGGTTTTGGAAATGGAATATCAAGACTACATATTTAAAATAGAAAACTTAGCAACTGTTGGTAGAGTTTTATTATCAGATGAAAGTACAGCTAAAATACTTTATGTAGGTAGAATTACAGATACAACATTATTTGATTCTTTATTTGTAGATACATTAACTGCACATTTGTCTGCTAAATTAGCTTACCCAATAACTAATAGCACAACTTTACAAGCACAAATGCAACAACTTTATCAAGCAAAACTTTCTGAAGCACGAAGTGTAGATGGACAAGAAGGGTTTATCGATGACCTTGTTTCAGATACATTTACGGACTTTAGAAAATAATGGCAACAACAGGTTCAACAGTAGTACATCCTTTACAAACTAATTTTACAGCAGGTGAAATTACACCTAAACTTGCTGGTCAAATAGATTTTACTAAATATAAAAATGGTGTAGAAACTTTAGAAAATATGACTGTGTTTCCACAAGGTGGAGCAACACGAAGAAGTGGCACTAGATATGTAACGGAAGTAAAAGATTCTTCTGCAATAACAAGATTAATCCCCTTTGAATTTAGTGTAACACAATCGTATGTTCTGGAGTTAGGAAATTTATATATAAGATTTTACAAAGATAATGGTCAAATAGTAGAAGCTGACAAAACTATATCGGCTATTACCAAAGCAAATCCAGCAGTAGTAACAGCAACTTCACATGGATATGCCGATGGCGACCATGTATGGATTAATAATGTTGTAGGCATGACAGAAGTAAACGGAAGAAGATATACTGTAGCAAACAAAACAACAAATACATTTGAGTTATCTGGTGTAGATTCTACTAACTATACAACATATGGTTCGAATGGAGATGCACAAAAAGTGTATGAAATATCTACACCATATACAGCAGCACAAGTTTTTGATTTAAGATTTGCTCAGTCAGCAGATGTTATGTATATAGTGCATGAAGCACACGAACCAGCAAAATTATCACGAACTGCCCACACAACTTGGACACTTGCAAATATAGATTTTGGAGATAAAGGTCCATACTTAGGAGTAAACGACCCATTTGATTCTGATTCTGGAACTACAACTATGACTCCACAACAAGCTGGAACAGGCACTGATAAAACTATAACTTTAAATCAAACAAATGGAATAAATGGTGGACAAGGATGGTTAGAAACAGATATAGGAAGAATAGTTAAATTTGGAGTAACTGGTGCAGCTTTAATTACAGATATTACAAGTACAACAATAGCTGTTGCAACAATTACAACAGCATTTGATACTGCAAATGCAAGAACAAACTGGCAATTAGGAACATGGTCAAACACAACAGGATGGCCACAAACAGTTTCTTTTTTTGAACAACGATTAATTTTTGGTGGTTCAACATCATATCCACAAACTATATGGGCATCGCAATCTGGTGCTTATGAAGATTTTGATGTAGGCGATGCAAGTGCAGCAGATGCATTTATATATACTATTGCTTCAAACAAAGTTAATTTAATAAGATGGTTAGCACCTATAAGAGATTTATTAATAGGAACAGCAGGTGGTGAATTTAGAATTGACAGACCAGTAGGCGACCCTTTAACTCCTACAAACGTAAACATTAAACAAGAAACTACATACGGAGTATATCCAGCACAACCTATGCAAATAGGTCCTAGTGTTTTATTTGTACAAAGACAACAAAGAAGAGTAAGAGAATTGGGATATAGTTTTCAAAACGATGCTTACGTTGCACCAGATCTAACATTACTTGCAGAACACATAACAGATAGTGGTATTGTAGATGTAGATTGGGCACAAGAACCAAATGAAATATATTGGGCAGTTAGAACTGATGGAACATTATTAGGTATGACTTATCAAAGAGAACAAGATGTTGTTGCTTGGCATAGACATATTATAGGTGGTAAAGCAGCTAATTGTACAATTACAGTTACAGATTATGCCAACATACAATCTGGCAGTAAACTTACATTTACAAGAAGAGATGGTACAGAAACTACATTTACATCTACTACAGGTACAGCAGGAACAAATGAATTCCAAACAGCAACTAGCAATAATACTTCTGCTACTAATTTAAAAACTACAATAAATGGACACGCAGATTTTACAGCTACAGTAGCTTCTAATGTTGTAACTGTGTCAGAAACAACACCTGAATCTACTGGATATTTAACTGTAGTAAGTCAAGATGCTGTTCGACTAGCTAAAGTAAACGAAAGTCAAGCAAAAGTAAAATCAGTAACATCTATAACAGAAGCAACAGAAAATCAAGTGTGGACAATTGTAGAAAGAATTATCAATGGTGCAACAGTACAATACGTTGAATATTTAGACAACACATTAAATCAAGATTCTGGATTAGCAGGAACAGTTACAGGGTCTAGCACTACAGTAACAAACCTTGACCATTTAGAAGGTGAAACAGTACAAATACTTATAGACGATGCTGTATATCCAAAACAAAAAGTAACAAATGGAGCAATAACAGTTAGTTTACCAAGCACATTTGCAAGTAAAACTATAGAAATAGGATTAGGATTTAAATCAAAACTTAAAACTTTAAACGTAGACGCAGGAGCATCAACAGGTTCTACTGCACAAGCACGAAAAAAAAGGTATAATGAAGTTATTGTTAGATTTTTTGAAACAGTAGGTGCTACTGTCAATGGTGACCAAATACCATTTAGAAGTTCAGCAGATGAAATGGGTGCACCAATACCAGCATTTACTGGAGATAAAAGAGTAACAAATTTAGGATGGGATAGAAATGGGCAAATTACTGTTGAACAAACACAACCATTGCCAATGACTGTTCTGGCTATAACAGGAACATTGAAAACAAGTGGATAGGAGATATAGATAATGGTTTTACCAGTATGGTTAGTACCAGCTTTAATAGCAGGAAGTACAGCAGTTAGTTTTATGGGAAGCATGAATCAATCTGCTAATTTAAGAAAAAGTATGTTAATTGATAGACGTAATGCACAAAATAGAGCTAATCAATTAAAAGATATTGCTAATAGAGAAGCATCTAAAAGATTAAGTACATTAAGAACATTACAAGCTGCAAGTGGAACACAGTTAGGTACAGGATCAAATTTGCTGCAAACAGTTGAAACTTTAAAACAAATAGACAAAGCACAATTTTACGCATCGCAAAATTTAAGAATGGAATTAGATCAAATAGACGCAAGAGGTTCTAGTTTGTTAGCAAAAGAAGCATACAGTCGTGGAACTAATTTGTTAGGTGGTGTGTTTAAAACAATTGAAGGAGGAACTAATTCAGGTTTGTTTACTAGAGCAGATTAGTTATAAAATAAATGGGAATTAAAATACCAGATCAAGTTGTATCAGCACCTTCATCAACTAGACCAGCACAAGATAGAGATTTAAAAGATATAGGTCAACAAGCATTAACTGGCACAAATGCTTTAAATATAGCTTTACAAGCAAGACCTGATTTTGAAGCATTACAACGAACTGTAGAATTAGGTGGAGAAGTAATACAAGGTGTTGAAGATGCTAGAATTGAAAGAGAAAATATAAAAGATGCTAAAAAACTGTCATTAGATGCTATAGAACATATTTCAGAACAAAGTGGAATACCACATACTTATGAAAGTTTAAAAAAAGCAAATAGCGATTGGAGAAAAAAGCAAGAAATAGATTATAAAAAAAAATATAAAAACGATAAAAAAGGTCTAATGGAATTTGAAAATAAATATCAAACTGATATTTTGTTAAAACATGAATCAGATTCAGTAAGCACATATTTTAGAAAACAAGCAATAGGTTCTATTGATACTTCTAAAGAAGTTTATAGTCTTTATTTAGATACTGTTTCAAATTCTGAGAATACAGGACCAATTTTATTTCAAGAATACGAAATTGCTCGTAAAGTATTAGAACAAACTCATGCAAGAGAAAAAGGTATTACAGACGTAAACAATCCAGATCATGCTGTAAACGAAGCAGAATTAAAAAAATTTGCTTGGATAAAAGGATTAGAAAACACTACTACTGCTACAACTATAAATGGAGAAAAAGATTATTCAGTTATTCAAGATAGAATTAATGATAGTGATTATAATTGGGAAAAAGAACATGGATGGAAATTAGACGAAAAAGAAAAACTTGCTTATAAAAAAGAAATTAATAACAGAGTAAACGAACAAAAAGCACGTATTGAAACTTTTAAAAATAAAAAGAATTTATCAAATTTTGAAGAAATTACAACAAAAGCACAAGCTATTTATAATAATGATAAACTTACAAAAAATGAAAAAGACATAAAATTTGCTGAATTAAAAGAGAAAGCAAAAATTATGGAATTTTATGGTCCAGAAGGTAAAACTTTACAAAATACTATGGGCAATATTGTAGATAATGTAGCTATAGGTGGAAAAGATACTAATTATAATTTATATACTGAAATTATAAATGGAATTAAAACTGGTAAATACACAAGCATGACAGATAAAATTCAATTTGGAGGAAAAAATGTACCAATTATTAATTTAGTAGGTTCAGTAATATCTTTTGAAGATCATAAGAATTTAAAACAAATATTTAATGATCCTAATTTACGAGAAAAAATTGCTAATGATTTAAAACTTATAGATACTTTAGCAGACGGAATATTAGAAGCAGGTGCATTTAATAAATATATACCAAAAGATATAATTTTAAGAAAATCAAGTTTAAAAGGTATTCTTAGAAAAAAAATTCAAGAATATTTAAAAGAAAATCCTGATTTAAAGGTGTCACATGTAATTGCACGACAAATTTTAAAAGATGGAGAAATAATAAATAATCCACATTATATAGATAAAGATGGATCTTTAAGCGAAGCATTTGAATTTGCTCTGCAAGATTATATAAAAGAAAAAACTTCTGGTTTACCAACAACTCAAACAGGTGCTTATGCTAAAACCAGAGAACAAAAAACTAGAGATCAAGTTATACAAACAAGAGTTAAACCAGGAGTAGGATTTTCAACACAAAAACATACTGTTTACGTTCTTGATCCTAAAGGATCAACAACACCAAAAGATGCAATAGTTGATAAATTTATAAATAGTGTAAAAGATTCAAAAGGTAAAAGTTTACCTATTGTACAATGGTCAGATAAAGATAAAAAAGATGCTGCTAATGCACTTAAAAAACAAATAACTAATTCAGTAGCACTTCGTGGAAATAGAATAACACCTGGACAAATACTAATTATTGTTAATGATATATTAATAGAAGCAGGATTAGAAGAACTAAAGGATTAATATATGTCAACTATTGATTTAAATCTTGAAAGTCTTATAACTGAAGATTTTATAGAACAAGATAAAGCTAAAACTGTTAATCCTTTTGGACAAAAAGTAAGTAAATCTTCTGAAGATGTAAATTTAAATATTGATATTGATATTGATGATGAAGAAGAAACATCAAACAATATTAATTTAAACATTGAGTCTTTAATTGAAGAAGATCCTTTTCCTGCAAAAAAAATAAAAAGAGCTAGACCAGGATTAATACTTCCTGCTACTACAATTTTTGAACCAGATTATACAAAAGTACAAGAAGATTCGCAAGGATTTTGGGCAGATGTATCAAAAACTTTGGTTGGAGAAGATGCTGATTGGGGTACTTATTGGGAAAGAGGATTAGGTAAATCAACATTTAATTTAATGTTGCAATATTATAGTGATCAAAATAGAGGTTATGATTATAACAAAGCATTTGGAGTTGAACCAGAAGATACAGGAATAGCAGAAAGATTTTTTGAAACAATGGTAGGAATTGGAGCTGATTTAATTCCATTTTTAGCAGGTTCTATTCCTGCAGGTATGGTAGCAGGTCCTGCTTTAGCAGCAGGTGCTGGTGCTTTTGTAAATGAATCTATTAAAACAATGTATTTAGAAGCATTAGAAAGAGGTGATGTAGATACATTTGGAGAATTTTTTGACATATTTGTAAGAGAAGGAATAAGTGCAGGAATTAAATCAGGAGCTACTTTGTCAATAGCATTAGCAGCACCTGGTGGTTTAGCTTTAGCAGGAGTAAGAGGTAATTTTCTTACAGATACATTAGCACAAGTTACAGCAATGAACGCATTTGGTACTATGATAAATGGACATATGCCAACTAAAGAATCTGTTATTAATGATTTATTAACATTTGGTGCTTTTAATGTAACTGGTGCAGGTGCACAATTTGCTAAAAGATTTGCTATACATGAAGCTAAAACAATAAAAGGACGAACAAATTTAGTAGAAATTTTTAAAAAGAATTTACTTCGTGATCCTGCAAAAAGAGAAGGAATATATAGTTTAAATCCTTTATTTATTCCTGCTCCAAAAGGTAAGCCACCTAAAATTGAATATGGTCCACAACCAGAAAGTAAAAGTTTTATAGCTGGTTTAAAACAAGCTTTAACAGTAGCAGATGAAGCAATAGCTGGTTCAGGCAAAAAACCTAAAGTAGATACTATAATAAAACTAGATAAATCAACAGCTAAAATTGCAGAGAATATGAAAATAAGTGATCCTGTTGGTACTTTTATGGACAAATATAATCCATTGTCAAAAGAAAGACGAAGAACTTTCCAAGAAGAAATGGTAGACAAGTTGTATCCAGTTAAAGAAATTGTAAGAAGAGTAGATGATTTTCTTAATACTAAAAGAGATGCTTTAGGTGAATTAAGTCCTTATGAACTTCTTAGAAGTGGAGCTGGTAGTATTAATAAAGCTACAACAGCTTTTACAAGAGGTACTTTTAGATTTGGTGATTTAAAAAAAGTTGGTAAAGGATTAAATGATATTCTTTTTGATTTGTCATATACAAGAGTTTCAAGAAAAGATGATGTTGGTTTAGGCAGTATTGTAAAAAGAGATGTTTTAGGTATTAAAACTAAAAGAGTAAACAAACCAGCAATAGAAGTTACAGAAAATTTTAAAATATTTAATGTTTATTTAATAGCTAGAAGAGGTATTGAAAAATATTTATGGGCTAAACGAACAAGAAGTAAAGATTTAAAAGAATATGAAACAAAAGAAGCACAACAAAAGATAAAAGAGTATAACGATGCTATAGAATTACATGGAAAAAAATATGAAAAAATGGCTAATGAATTATATAAATATCAAAAAGAAATATTAGATTATGTAGAAGCATCTGGAATAATAAGTAAAAAATCACGAAAAATGATTGAAGAAGCAAACAAAGATTATGTGCCTTGGAATGTAGTTCAAGAAGCTGGTATGAGTGCAACTGGAAAAGGAAGAGGTTTAAAAACTTGGACAGGATTTATATCAAAAAGAATAGATTTAGAAGCTCCTGTAAATTCTATTTATGCAAATACTTTACATTTAGTAGCTTTAGCAGATAGAAATGTAGCATTAAAAAGTTTTTTTGAAATGGTGCAAAAAAATCCAGAGTTAGTGCCAGAAGTAAAATTAATTGAAAAAACTAGCAAAAGCAATATGACACAAAAAGAAATGGATCAATTACATTTATCAGAATTTGGAAAACTAAAAGAAGTAGAGCCAGGACTAGAAGCTCTAAAACCTGATGGATTTTTTGAAACTACTACAAGTGCAACAACAAAATCTGCAAAAATTTCTTATTTTGAAAATGGACAAAAAGTTACATATTCTGTAGAACCTAGATTATATAGATCTCTTGCTCAATCAAGAGATATAACTACTAATTTGTTTGTAAAAATAAGTCAAAAAGCTGCTCAAACTTTAAGAACAGGTGCGACTTTAACACCTGAATTCTTTTTGCAAAACATAATGAGGGATGCATATGGTTCTGCAGCAGTTAGCAAAAATTGGCATATACCTTTTGTAGCAAGTGCAAAAGGAGCAGCAGCACTTATAGATGATTATTTAAGAAGATCAAAAGGAATGTCAGGCAATGAAATTGTAGATATGTATTTAAGAACTGGAAACGGACAAGCTAATTTCTTAGAAATGAATAAACAATATTTAGACCCTAAAATGGTAACAGAATTCAAATCTGGACGAGAATATCATAACGAAGTACCACAAGGACAAATATCTAAAGTAATGAATCTTTTAAATACAATAGGTTCTTTTGGTGAAAATATGGCTAGGGTTGGCGAATTTAAAATTACTTTAGAAAAATTACAAAGATTTCAAACAGAACAACCTGGTTTTTTTGATAGACAAAGTGTAATTAATTTAGGTCCTTTAGGACAAATTAAAGTAGGTTCTGGTTACAAAAAAAGACATGGAATGAAAGAAAGAGAAATGTTAGAAAGAGCTGGTTTTGAAGCTAGAGATTTAATTGATTTTGGAAAAGCTGGTTGGACTGCTGAATCTTATAATCAATTAGCTGCTTTTTTTAATGCAAGAATTAGAGGGTACGACAAATTAGCATCATCTGTTAAAAATAGACCATTAAAAACTCTTGCTTCTTATACATTAACAATGACTGTTCCAAGTATAGGTTTGTGGTTTTTAAATCACGATGATCCTGCTTACATAGGTTTGTCAGAATTTGAAAAAACTGCATATTGGAATATACCTTTACATAAAGTTCCTTTAATTGGTGCAGACGAACCTTTATTTATAAAAATACCTAAACCTTGGGAACCAGGTTTATTATTTGGCACAGGTGCTGAAAAAATGTTAGATGAAATATATGACAAAGACCCACAAGCAGTTGATGATTTTTTAATAGATATGGGCATACATCAAATAAGAACTGGTTTAGTAACTTTGCCAACTATTGCACAACCTTTGTTAGAAAATATGGCTAATTTTAGTTATTTTACAGGTGGTCCTTTAGTTCCAGAATCTAAAAAAGCATTATTACCACAATTTAGAACTAGGAAAGATACTTCAGAAGTTGCTAAATGGATAGGAAAACAAATACCATTTGATCTTACAACACCAATAGCAATTGATAATTTTATTCAAGGATGGACAGGAGGTCTTGGTAGAAATGTAATGAAAATGACAAGTGCTTTAATTAGAGGTTTTGATCCTAAACAAGATGTTTTTAATATTTGGTCAGATGATTGGGTTAAAAACGTAAACAGTATGCCAATTATAAAAGCATTTTTAGTAAGAAGTCCTAAATATAATTCATCAAATGTAAGTAAATTTTATAAAAATTTTAATAAACTTAAACAAACAATTTCTACTATAAATCGTTTAGAAACAGAATTTAAATTTGATGAAATGGAAAAATTAATGTTAACACCAGAATATATAAAATATGAACAAGTAAAAGATTTAGCTGCAACTATACAAGATTTTCAAAGTTTAATTACAGAAACTGAAAATGCACCAGATGATATTATGTCTGATAATGATAAAAGAGATATTATAGATGGATACTACAGAGCATTAAACGATTTAGCTGCTGCTGCAAATAAAATCTTAGAAGAAGAAAATGTAGAAAAATAACAAATTTAATGATAAACTATAGAGGAATATAAAATGGCAATATCAACAACAATAATTAAGAATAGTTACAGTGGTGACGGGTCTAATGATACCTTTGCTTACCAGTTTAAAATCTCTGCAGATGCAGATTTACAGGTTATTATCAGGTCTGCTCTAGGTGTAGAAACTACAAAAACCCTTACTACTGATTACACAGTAACTGGTGCAGGTAATGCAACTGGTGGTAACGTAGTCTTTGAATCTAGCGATATACCTACAGCTACAGAAACAGTAGTAATAAGAAGAGCTACAACTCAAACACAAACACTTGATTTAGTAGAAAATGACTCATTTACTGCTGATTCTGTTGAAAGTGCTTTTGATAAGAACCTTGCAGCTATTCAAGAATTACAAGAACAAGTTGATAGGTCTTTTAAAGTATCAAGTACCAATACTATTACATCTGCTGAATTTACAACAAGTGCTGCAGATAGAGCTAGTAAAGCTATAGGATTTGATATTTCTGGAGATTTAACTACAATAGCAGACTTTTTACCACAAGGTGGAGATTCTGTACTAATGACATATTCAACCACTACTGCTGATGCTGACCCTGGTGCTGGTAAAATAAGATTTAACAACACTACAATAGCATCAGTAACTGCAGCATATGTAGATGACGTAGAATACAATGCTACAGACATATCTGCATGGGTACAAACTTGGGATGACAATGCTACCAACTATACTAATAGAGGTAGACTAAGGGTACAAAAGGCAGGAACGCTTGATACATGGGCAGTATTTAATATTACAGCAGCAATAACAGATGCTTCTGGTTATAGCAAAGCTACACTAGCTCATGTAGATAGTTCAGGTACTTTTACAGATGCAGATAAAGTATGGGTAACATTTATAGCAAATGGTGTAGATGGAGTAAACCCAGGATATTTTTACAAATTTGATTCAGGAACAAGTGATGCTGACCCAGGAGCTGGGGAAGTAGCTTTCAATAATGGCACATATTCAAACATTACAGAGATTTATATAGATGATGTTGACCAGCATGGAGCAACTACCCAGACAGATACTATTACATGGGATGATAGTACAGCAGGTAATAAAGGTTATGTTCAGTTTTCTGACATAAGCGATAAGACTACCTATGCTAGATTTAAAATAACAGGCACAGCAACAGATGCGTCTGGCTACAACAAACTAGCAGTAGCACATCTTGTTTCTAATAATACGTTTACTGCAGGAGATAGTCTTGCAGTAACCTTTACAGCATCTGGTAACGATGGTGCAGTACCTGGATATCTTTATGTATTTGATACATCAACTACAGATGCCGACCCAGGTGCAGGTGAGATTAGATTTAATAATGGCACATATGCTTCTGCGACAGAAATTTATATAGATGATGACGACACTAATGGTGTAACAACATCAACAGATGTTTTAACTTGGGATGATTCTTCATCTACACCTAAAGGATATTTACATATAGTAGATACAGATGACCCAACAACATATGCTAGATTTTCTATTACAGGTGCATCTACAAATGCAAGTGGCTATAACAAATTAACAGTAACATCTTTGGTATCTAATAATACATTTAGTGCTGGTGATATACTGTCAGTTCATTTTACTAAAAATGGAGATAGGGGAGCATTACCAGGATATAGTTATAATTTCGATACTGGAACAAGTGATACTGACCCTGGTGCGGGAGAAATTGCATTTAACAATGGTACTTATGCTTCAGTAACAGCTATTTATATAGATGATGTAGACCAAAATTCAGTAAATACTGTAACAGATGTGTTGACATGGGATGATTCAACTTCAACAATAAAAGGGTATTTGCATATAGTTGATACTAACGATTTATCAACTTATGCAAGATTTTCTATAACAGGTTCTTCAACAGATGCTTCGGGTTATAATAAATTAGCAGTAACTCACATAGCATCTAATAATACTTTTTCTGCTGCTGATAATTTGTCAGTACACTTTACACGACAAGGCGACAAAGGAGATACTGGTTCAACAGGTAGCACAGGTTCTACAGGTTCTACTGGTAGCACAGGTTCAACTGGTGCAGCAGGTCCTAATGCTCAACTGTCAATGACATGGAACAGCTCTACCTCTGACGCAGATCCAGGAGCAGGTAAGATTGCATTTAACAATGGAACACTTGGTAGTGTATCAATTCTTTATGTAGATGATGCAGATGATGCAAGTGCAGATATATCTGGCTTTGTTCAAAGTTGGGATGATGTATCTAACTCTGTAGCTAGAGGTATTGTTACAATAACCAAAGAAGGTACAGCAAGTACATATGCAACATACAAAATTTCTGGTAGTGTAACAGATGCAAGTGGATATACAAAAGTACCAGTTACACACGTTGTAAGTTCTGGTTCATTTAGTAATACTGATGGAGTATCTGTAGCTTTTATTTATAGTGGAGCAGATGCAGGGTCAACAGACTTAGTTAATGATGCTACACCACAGTTAGGTGGAGATTTAGATTTAAACGGGAACAACATTGACTTCCCAACTACTGCAAACATTTCAGATTGTATAGATAGTGATACAATGAGTGGTGCTAGTGCAACTAAATTAGCTACTTCTGAGAGTATTAAAGCATACGCTGACACAAAATTAGCAGACATTGTTTCTGACACTTCTCCACAATTAGGTGGAGATTTAGATTTAAATAGTAACAGTATAGATTTTCCTAGTACAGCAAACATATCTGATGTTAAAGATGAAGATAACATGGCTAGTAATTCTGCTACTATGTTGGCTACACAACAATCTATTAAAGCATATGTTGATGCTAGTGGTGGCACAAGCACAGCAAACTACAATATGATAATCAATGGAGATATGCAAGTATGGACACGAGGTACAACCATTGCAGCTACTAGCACAACTACTAATACTGATGATGATTCTTACACAGCAGATAGATGGATTTTATTAAGTGATGGAGATGATATTGTAGATGTAAAACGGTCAGATACGTCACCTGATGATGGTTCATCTAAGTCTATGTTACTTCAGGTAGAAACAGCAGATAAGAAATTTGGAGCTATGCAGATTATAGAAAACTGTAATTGTCATGAAGCATTAGTTAGTGGCACAGTAAGTCTTTCATTTAAGATGAAAACATCTGATGCTAGTATAGACGATGTAAGAGCAGCAGTAGTAGCATGGAGTGGTACAGCAGATACTGTAACAAGTGATATAGTAAGTGCTTGGGAAGCAGAAGGAACTAATCCAACATTGATTGCTAATGCTACATATGAAAATACACCAGCAAATTTAAGTCCAACAACAAGTTGGGCAGAATATAAAATAGAAAATATATCAGTAGATACTAGTTCTACAGGAAATTTATTAGTCTTTATCTGGTCAGGAGTTACTGACGTAGAAGTAAATGATGAGTTATACATTACAGATGTGCAATTAGAAAATAGTGCAACAGCTAATGATTTCAAAAGATTAGACATAGAAACAACTAAACAACAATGTGAAAGGTATTATGAGAGCAGTATGACTTGGGGAACTACTGGAGCTTACCAAGGTCAAGAAGTAAGTTTAGGATGTGCTAGTGCAACTTTTGGTGCAACAGTAGCTAATTTGAATGGTAGAAGATTTAGAACTCGTAAGAGAACAACACCTACTGCAACTATTTATCACCAAGACGGAACTGCAGGAGCAGTGTATAGAATACATGATGCACAAAAAACAACAGGAGCTGCAGCACAACATGTAACTGACTACGGCTTTTTGTTTGTAAACAAAGCAAGTGCATTTAATCAGGGTTATGCTTATTATTATGCGTATATAGCGGAGTGTGAATTATAATGGCAAAAGTTATACAATCAGTACAAAAAGTAAATGATTTAGCTGGGAATGAAACAGAGGAACTTAAAGTTGTTTATACAAACGCAACTTTATCTAGTGTACCTAAGGTAACAGCTAACAAAGATTATAGGCAAGTACTTGCATGGGTTGAAGCAGGTAATACTATTACTGAAGCAGATTAAGAATGATGTTAAATGTGCATGAATTAAATGTAGAATTAGCCAAGATCAAAGGCGACATTAAAATGATTAATTCACACATTGAAATAATTAAAACTAACCACCTTAAACACATTGAAGATGATCTAAAAAATATAAGAAAAATAATGTGGGGTGTAGGTTTTATGATGATGACACAAATGATTGTAGTTATCAGGGAGTTTATATTAAAATGAATAAAGAGATATGCGACTGCGAAAAAACAAAAGAAGAATGCGATTGCGAAGGCAAAGGAACTAACTAATGTTTGGTCTTGGTTTAGTATTTAGTGCTGTTAAAACTATTGGCAATGTTATGCAACAGCGACAAGAAACTAAAAGATATAATGCTATGGCAGAAAGAAACCATGCGTATCGTATGGCACAAGGCGAAATAGAATACCAAGCACAAGTAAGAAGTGATAACCAAGACGGATGGAAAGACGAATTTGTTTTAATAGTAGTATCATTACCATTATTAGTATTAGGATATTCTGTATTCTTTGGAGATGCAGATACAAAAGCTAAACTAGATTTATTCTTTGCATACTTTAATGCATTACCTCAATGGTATCAATGGTTGCTTATAGGAATCTTTGGTGCTATCTATGGACTTAAACCAGCAGCAGGTATGTTTGGCAAAAAATGAAATACTTAGCATTAATGTTCTTGTTGTTATCTTTTACGGCAAATGCAACAGACAATTCTACGGCAACACAAACCAATACAAGTGGAAGTAACACTACTATAAGTGGTGGGTATACTAGCACAACTACTAATAACAACGATGGTCAAACTAATACTACAACTTCGACCACAACTAATGCCACCACACACAATAATAGTACCAATAACAATTCTGAAACACAGCAGATTCCTGTAGGTACAGCAAACGCACCAAGCATGAGTTCTTATTCACAAGACCTGTGTACTATTGGTGTTAGTGGTGCAGTGCAAGTAACTGGGTTTGGTGTTGCTGGTGGTACATATTTTACAGATGAGAATTGCGAAAGAATGAAACTAGGTAAGCTGTTGTATGATTTCAATATGAGGGTTGCAGCTATAGCTATACTATGTCAAGACGATAGAATCTTTAGTGCTATGCATCATGCAGGTACACCATGTCCATTTGAAGGACAGATTGGAGCAGCAGCAAAAGCACAATGGAAAAAATATGATGTGGAAAGACCTGACTACCAAGAGTATACAAAAAATTTAAGAAGAAGAAGAGCTATCGATGCAAGGTTAAACAAGGTATTAGAGAAACGAGTCAATACAGAATTTGAATTGTATGGCGATGATGACGATGAAAAATAATTTTGTTGGTTGGTTTTATTTACTAATCACTTTTATGGTAATAGGTTATGCTTGTTTTGCTGAAGATATAACTACCGGTAACTTACTACCTAACGGAACTAACAATGCTAGTAATTATCAGAACGTAGATACATCTATTCCTAATGTTACAACTAATGGATTTAACACAACAGGTAACATAAGAAACTGGGGTCAAGAGTTGGAAACAACAGGAACTGGTGGCATTAATGTTACTGGATCACTTGTTGGTATTACTACAGGCGATGACACAACTACACAAGATAAACTAAACAACGGGGTTACACTTAACTCTACAACTGTAGTACAGAACTGCGAATACCAAGGATCTAACTGGCAATGTGGTCAAGCTAAACCCGGACAAGATACATATACTACTACGGTTAGCATATTAGATGAGAGTGGCAATGTATTAGCAACTGTAAACCAAGTGCGTAATAATGATGCAGGGTATGGTAGTAATGCATACAAATATACTGATACTGTTACATACACAGGCACAGGCAGCAATCAATTTTACTGGGCATGGGAAGGTGTTGATCTAGGTTATGATACTTACGGCACTAATCTTGGTGGACCTAACTTGCTTGGTGCTAAGTTGACTATGACATATGATAATATAGTATTACAAACAGAAACAATTGAAGAGATAGAAGAAGTATTAGATGAGTTTATAAGATGGGAAGAAGAGTTTATTGAACCCGTCATAGAACCACCTACAGTTGTTGTATTACCACCTGTATTTGAAGAAGAATTTTTAGAAGAATTTGTATTAGAAGAAGAACCAGTAGTAATAGAAACACTAGAAGAATTAGAAGAAGAGTTTGAAGAAATAGAAATTTTACAGGTCTTTGGTGGCCCAGAAATAATCGAAGAACCTTTGGAGAGTACAAATAATGAACCAGAAGAAGTTGAACCAGAGATTGCACAAGCTATTGAGCTTGAAGAAGAGGTCATGGAAAACGAACCTACAACAACTGCCAGTACCGAGGTGGAAGAAACTGCACCAGAACCTGAAGTGGAGTCGACCATAGCAAAAGAAGAAGTTGTTGAGGAAGAACCTGTTGCACAAAAAGAAGAAACAATAGAAGAAGATGTGCCTACTGTAACAGAAGAACCTGAAGATATAGTTGCAGAAAAACCTAAGATTAAAGAGTTCTCAGTAGATGTAGCTAATGTAGAAGCACAAGTTAAAACTAGAGTCAAATCAGTTGAACAACAATTACAAGCTGTTAGTATTATTGCTGCTAAAGCTATGACTAAAACACAGGTAAATCTTGGCCAATACATTAATAAAAACAATCAGATGTATGATAATAGACAAATTTATGAGAACAAAACCTATAAAGATGTGGTATTATTAGATGAATATATGGTAAGTATATATGCAAATGACAACAGGGTAGCACAGATTACAATGAATGATCCTGTATTAAAATATCAAAATGATTTGCGTGAAGCTACATTTAAAAGACAACAAGCTGAACGTGAACTAAAAAGATTACGAGGTTTTTAACATGGATGTAGTAGAAACATTAAAAAAATATGCAGTATTAGTTGGGATAGTATCTACGTTAGGTGGTGGGTTCTATGCTTGGGGTGTATTTAATAATAGACTTGACGAGCTTGAACAATCTACTAGCACTAAAAAAATAAAAGACCTAAGCAAACAAGTAAACATACAAGACAAAAGACTTGAGGTTCTTGAAACTAGGTTTAATGAATTTAAAATCACAGTACAAAATCCATTAAAATATTAAGGAGGACACATGAGTTTAGATAAAGATAAAATCAAAGAAGAACTGAAAGAATTTTCTGAAGATGCTGCTGAAGTTATTGGAGATGCACTTAAAAAACATTTCTGGAAATCAGCTAAAGCTGCTTGGAAAAATTTTTCTATTGTTCAAAAACTATATGTTGCTGGTGCGTTTTTTATATATTCGTATTTGTTATATTGGATTTAAACTAATTTCTTAATCCAGTTGCCATCATCATCTAATACCATTGGAAGTAGTCGTGGGATGCCATCTAATATAATGCCACACCCAAGTATGAATCTAGTTTTAAAATTTTTTGCATAAGCAAATGCTAAAGACTTTTGATTTATAAGGCATCCTACATTCATTCCAAAAAATAAATTATCAGGATTAGCCCACCAAGATACAATAAACTTAGTATGGTAATGACCTTGGACACAGTTCATACCCATAGTTTGTGATACCTTTAATACATCTGCTGCCTTGCCATGAGTAAACAAACATCTTCTACCATTTGATAAAGTAATAACTAGGTCGTCAACCCATTCCCATTTTTTTGTACCAAGAAAATCTCCATAAGATTTAAGGAACTGTCTGCTCATACCATTTTTTAATGCTCTACGAAATACCATAGATGAATGATTAGATTCTACTTCGATAACTTTTGGAAACACAGATTCAAGTTCTTTGATATACTCACGAGCTAGGGTTAGCTCATCCCCTGGAGATGGTAAGTCAGGATCATGGTCATGCATATTGATAGCATGAAAATCTAACAGATCTCCAATGTTAATTATATTGTCTGGTTTAAATTCTTTTTTGACTGCAGATAAAAAAGCAAACGAATCTTTGTGGTGATAAGGTATGTGTAAGTCGCTGATAATTAAGACTTTTTTATTCACAATAATACTTTACACAAGTTATCCACACTAATCAACAGACTTGTGTGGTGGATTTAATTTTTCAAACAAAGTTAGCAATCTTCTTTGAAGTAAGTTTTTAAACTTTTCTTCTGTTAAATCAAATAATTCTTTATCATTTAATTTTGCATGACATATATTTTCTGATGCTACAGTAAACATAATATCTTTTGCAACTTCATTTACAAAATTTGTTATCATTATTCTCCTCCGTATTCACTATACTGTTCTCGGAAAAATGGTAAAGGTGCATCTTGTGGTCGCTTACCGTCCATGTAATCTTGTCCATGTCCATATCCTAAATTGTATGCGAAAACGAATAATTGTTCAAGTTGATTTAATTGACTATCAGTTAGTTTGTGTGTTGCTGAAAACTTGTCAGCATTGTTAAACATATAGCCAACGTACTCGCCAACAGAATTAAAATCAGTTGCTTTCAACATAACATCTTGCCCATCTTCTGTTAATATATTTATAAAATTACGCATAATACCTCCTTGATTTTTTTTTATTTAAATGTAATAATAGAACAGGTTGTTGAGTTTGATTAAACATTGGTTTGGTAACGTAGAAAGCTAAGAGATTAGCACTAGAACTCAACACTTTTCTCCTTGAAATAATCACAAAAAGAATTTACTCTGCAATAGTGTTGACACCTTACATCCTCTCCTGCTCTAAAAACTACAGTACATCCTTTGCCTTCTACTAATTTTTTATCTTTTAAATATTGTTTAACTTGGTCTTTGTTATCTAATACACGAAGAGCAGTTTTTCTACCATCTTTCATAATGGCATACTTATCATCCTTTCTCCATCTTTCTTTAGCAGTACAAACATCTAATTCTTCTGTAGATCCAACAAGACTTGCTTCCTGATGTGCTTTGATCCTAGCTAATACATAATTGTCTTGTTCTTCTTCTGACCATTTGCGTATTGGTATCATGACAACTTGTTTCTTTGGATAGTTATCTGATGTCATAGTTTTTAATTTAGACCAATCTCTAAGTATAGCCATAATAGATAACGATTTAATTTTAAGTTGTTTACCACGTTTGTTTTTCATAGGAGTATCTGTATGCCTAGATAAGTAATCTAAAACATTTAATTGTTGTTCCCATTCTGATTTACCATTCTGCATTGCATCCAAAGCTGACCATGCAGATGTAACTTTAAAATCTATAAGTTCTCCTTTAGCTGTAAGCAGATCAAACTGTCCAGACAATGTCCATCCATTTACCTCATGAAATAATCTAAGTTCAGATATATCTTCATCAGTTACTGCTCGTTCAATAACAGAGTGGACACTACTACCAAGCAATGCAAAAATCTTATCTGAAACATCTTCTTCTATTTCATCCCAATGTTTTTCTTCAAGCACTTTTATACGAGGTGGTGCAATCAAGCGAGTTGTGGATATGTCGCTACCTGACCCATCATAAGGGTCGTTTAGCACAGCTCGTTTGATTACACTGGGTAAATTAGATTTGTTTGTTAGTTTCATATTTAAAAAGGAACATCATCTGTGCCAAGCTCAACACCATTGTTCCCATCTCCCATGTCAATGTCGTTGCCTTCTAATTCTTTACAACGCATAACCATTCTTCTTATGCCATCTGACAATTGATTAAATGCTTCCTTGTTGCCTTGCTGATATTCATCAACAGAAAAAACAAGAGCATCATTGTATTGTTCTGGCATATCATCTCCTTTAGCTAGTGGCATAATGCCAGAGATTTTTGATTTACCATTGTTGCCTTCTAATACATTAAGCATACAGGCAACTCCTTTTAAATTAGAAATGTCAAACCCTTGCTTTTCAGTTTCAGTAAAAGCTCTACCTCTCCAAGAAGTCAAATCTGCCCCCAAGTTAGACTTCTCGTGAAGAGATAGAGTATAGAATTTACTAATTGTCATTGGCTCTCCATTCATATTGTCTTGACTAGGTATCTCCCAGATCAACATGACCTGTCTTTTCCATGATACCTCGCCACTAAATTCTTGTCGCTGTGTGCCAAGATCTATAATCTTTACACATCTAGCTTTGTGAACTCCTGCTGGTACTTGGGCATATCCCCCACTACCATCATTCGTTGTTGCTACTATTCCCATAATTAAAATCTCCTTTCTAATCAGTTTACAAGAGTTAATTTACCCTGTCAAGAATTAATTGACAAGAGTTAATAATAGTTTAACTTATCTTATTATGGATAATGTAATTGAGATTAAATATAAACTAGCGACCAAAAGAAAGATTGAAGTTGTAAACAAATATGGTGGGAAAAGACTGAGTGAGATATTAAAGATCAGTCACCCTGCTATATCTAAATGGAAAGTAATTCCACCTTATAGAGCATATCAGATAGCCCAGCTTGGGGATTTTGAAATGGAATACATAAGACCTGACCTAGATTTATCTGTTAATTTATAACCCCAGTTTTTAGAGAGAACTGGGAAACTCTTTTCTAAACTTATAACTTACCATTAAGTAATGCATTCATAAGTTTAGTTGTATCAAACTTAAAGTCTCGATGCAATGGTGGATGCTTAGTTGCTTTCAACTGTTTAGTTTTTTTAGTTGAAACAGTTTTAACAACTTTTTTTTGTTTTGTTTTCATACTAGACACCTCCTATCTTATTTAGCACTTAACTAAGGTTAACATGTTTAAAACTAAATGTCAAATTGAGGGTATGGCACAGCTATGCGACACCATTGCGACAGCATAGCACCATGCTATAGTTCTGCCAATGGCAAAAGATAACTCTTCAACTACACCTACAACTTCTTTCTACACCTACAACTTCAAACAAGATAGCAGTTGACAGTAGCTACAGCTTTGTGCTAAATTAAGAAGAGTTAAGGAGGTATGATGAGAAAGTCAGTTAAGCAAGAAGCAAGTCCAGCATTTCAATTTTATGCTAGTGATTGGATTAGTGATCCTAATAGATTGATGATGTCATTAGAAGAACAAGGTGCATACATTCTGTTATACTCTCATTGTTGGAGAGGACATACTATACCTACTGATATGGAAGTATTGGCAAGGATGTGCAATTGTTCACTTGATAAGATCAATAAAATATTTCCTAAGATAGAACATTTGTTTGAAAAAAAAGATGGTTACTTGATATGTTCACAAGCTGAAGAAGAAAGAAGAGAACAAGCTATTAACAGAAAAAGAAAAAGTTTAGCAGGAAAAAAAGGAGCAAAGAAGAGATGGGAGGAAAAAGAATAAAATGGTTAATGCTTATAATGGTCAAGTTTTTTATACTGATTGTAGTAGTTATTATGAGTTCCTTTCTGTTTTTGGTGAGCAACACAGTTTTCAAACTTTTGATGATAAAGGGAAAAATAGGAAACTTATTAAACAATTTCATGGAACGATTAAAGAACACTTTCATGCGTTAGCTGAATTGAATAGGCAGGGAGCAGGTGTATTTTTTTGTGTCAATGAAACTAATTTACTAGGTAGGACTACTGAACACATAACAAAAGTAAGAGCTTTGTTTATAGATTTAGATGGCACACCATTACCTACTGAATGGGAATTGCAACCACACATTATAACCAACACAAGTCCAAATAAGTATCATGCGTACTGGTTAGTTAAAGATGTACCACTTGTTAGTTTTAGTTTGTTTCAAAAATCACTTGCTAATAAATTTAATTCTGATCCAAAGGTTCACGATCTCCCGAGGATTATGAGGATAGCGGGATTCTATCATTTTAAAAAGAAACCATTCCCAGTTACCATACATCAGATTGCTTCAAGGATTGAGCCATACACAAGGGCAGAAATAAAAAATGGTTTAGGATTAAAAAGACCAGAGCAAAAGGTTTATACATTTGACAAGTCAGAATACAAAGGCAAGTACACAGGCACAAGACAAGGTGCGACAAAAGGCGACAGGCACGAGCAACTTGTAAAGATTCTAATTGCTTGTAGAAAAAGAGGGGAAACTTTTGAGTATGCAAAAGAGGAAGCATTAGAGTTTGCTAGAAACTGCAACCCACCAGAGAGTCCAAGAGAAGTTATGTTTCAACTAAACGATATATGGAGAAGATATGCACCATAAATTTACAGTATTAGATTTGTTTAGTGGCATAGGTGGTTTTAGTTTAGGTTTAGAATCTACTGGTTATTTTGAAACCATAGCTTTTGTAGAGAAAGATCAGTTTTGTCAAAAGGTATTAACAAAAAATTTTAAAGACATACCAATCGAAGGAGATATAAGAAATGTTAAAGGACAGAAATATGAAGCAGATGTGGTTACTGGGGGATTCCCCTGTCAACCATTCTCAACAGCAGGGAAAAGAAAAGGAACAGATGACGACAGATATCTCTGGGATGAAACTATTAGAGTCATCAAAGAATGTAAACCCAGATGGTTTATTGGGGAAAATGTTGAAGGTATTGTTAACATCCAAGACGGCATGGTACTCAGACAGGTGCAAAACGATTTGGAAGAACAAGGTTTCGAAGTCAGGTGTCTTATTATTCCAGCTAGTGGCAAAGGTGCATGGCATCAAAGAAAAAGGGTTTGGATTATTGCCAACTCCAACAGTAGGTTGCGAGGAAGGGGGAGAGCAGTCGAACAGGGTAGAGCAAACAAAGTCTGGAAGTTTTATTCTAAGAAAGAAGAACAAACCAGAATCAACATTTGGAGCAAAACTATCGGACACAATGCTGTACTTAGAAAAGAAGATGTACCCAACACCGAACACAAGAGATTCTCGCAGAGGATGCAATCAAAAACAACTAGCAACAGAAATAGACAAAGAGAATCCGAAGGCAAGGAAACTTGGTGGCAAACTGAATCCAGAATTTGTGGAGTTCCTAATGGGGTATCCTATGAACTGGACAAAAATAGATCCAAACGAGTAAAAGCTCTTGGTAATTCTATAGTGCCGCAAATAGTTTATGAAATAGGTAAGGCAATTATTGAAGGAGAAACAAGTGCATCAGCTTAGATTGTATCAAAAGAAAAGCATACAAGATATACGAAATGCTTTTATAAAAGGTAAAAGAAAGATATTGTTAGTTGCTCCCACAGGTAGTGGTAAGACTGTTGTAGCTAGTGAAATGATTAGGAGAGTAGTTGCAGGTGGCAAGAGTTGTTTATTTATCGCACACAGAAGGGAATTGATTTTGCAATGCTCTAACAAATTACATGACTTTGGTGTTAATCATGGTGTGCTTATGGCAGGTAAAAGTCCTACTCCTATGGCTAGTTGTCAAGTTGCAAGTATCCAAACCTTTACTGCTCGTGTAGATAGAGATGATTTTATAAAACCCGAAGCTGATTTGATAATTATTGATGAAGCACATAGGTCAGCTAGTGATTCTTTTAAAAACTTACTAAGAGAATATCCTAATGCTTATGTTATTGGTCTTACTGCTACACCTATTAGGTCAGATGGTAGAGGATTAGGTGGTATCTATGAAAAGATTGTGCAATGTTCTACTGTTAAAGAACTAACTGAACAAGGGTATCTTGTGCCTACCAGAATTGTAGCTCCAACGATACCTGACCTTAAAGGATTAAAGATTATAGCAGGAGATTATGAAGCAAAAGGTCTTGATAAGAAGATGAATGTGCCTAAATTAATAGGGGATGTTGTTACACATTGGATTAAATTTGCAAGTGATAGACCGACTGTTGTATTTTGTACCTCTATAAAGCATTCTAAGTATGTTTCTGCCATCTTTAACGACAATGGTATACCTGCAGGTCATATTGATGGAGAGATGCCCGAAATAGAGAGGGAAACTGTTTTGTCAGATTTGAGAAATGGCAGGATAAAACTGTTGAGTTGTTGTCAGGTGTTAACTGAGGGATGGGATTGTCCAAAGGTAAGCTGTGTTGTGCTTTGTAGACCTACTTTATCATTAGGATTGTACATCCAAATGTGTGGCAGGTCACTACGTCCATACAATAACAAGAAAGATACTTTGATAATAGACCACGCAGGAAATGTCTATAGGCATGGATTTATTGATCAAGATAGACATTTCAAACTAACTATGACTAAGGTTAAAGCTAAAGATAAAAGAATTGTAGAGCCAATAGAAAAGCAACCAGTTACTTGTCTTGAATGTGATGGAACAGTTTATATGCCAACAAGAGAGCAACGAGCTTGTCCTAATTGTGGACACATGCCTACTAAAAAAGAACAGAAGATATTAATTAAGCAAGGTAGATTAGTTGAGGTTCCAAAAGAAAAAATAGAAGTAGAGTACGACAAGAAAGATTTCTATGCAGAGCTGTTGTATTATTCAAGGCAACAAGGATACAATGATGGGTGGGCTAGTCATGTGTTTAAGGAAAAGTATAAACACTTTCCTTACAGTAAAAAAATTCCACCAAAAGTTACAAGCCAGTATGTGCTAAACTTTATTAAACACCACAATATAAAACAAGCTAAAGCAAGAGAGGTAAGCAGATGAGCTTTGATGATTTACTAGAATTTAAACTAGAGAAACTTAGGGAGATTGGTTTGAAACATGCAGAAGCTAAACGTCAATTAGCTATCATGGAACATGGTCGCAAGATTTTACTAGCTAAGTTAATGAAAGAGAAACAACTTAATAAGACAGGTAAGGAACTGCCAGTCAACGCACAAGAACGTGAAGCTAGGTCAGATGAAAGATACCAGAATCATATCACTACATTAGGTATTGCAATAGAAGAGGAAGCTAAGTGGGCATGGGAAAAAAAGATTGTCGATATTCAATTCGAACAATGGAAAACTAAAATGATTAACGACACAGTTCAAGCTAAACATTATGGATAGATATTTCTATAGATATAGTTGTTGGTGGGAGGACGCAGTATCCAAATGCGAATGGGAATCTATTGATACTGCTATTTTAACCCTTCCAAAAATATGTTATAGTGAAGGATACTTAATAGAAAAGAACAAGAATTGTCTAATATTTACCATGACATTTCAAGGTCAAGAGGTTGGAGAGCAAATGGTGATCCCCCTCAAGTCTGTTAAAAAATTAGAAAAACATAAAGATAGTAAGTTTATATTGAAAGATATACCCTATGGCACGTTCTAAAACTAAGAAAGAAAGAGAACACATGGATAAAGTAGCCAGATTAGGTTGCTTGATCTGTCGCAAAGAGGGAAATCCTTACAGTCCTGCCGAGTTACACCACATTAGAGATGTAACCCTAGTTGGTCTAGGACAAAGAGCAAAGCACACAGAGGTTATACCTTTATGCGTGAATCATCACCGGATAGGAAAGGAATCTTTTCACAATAACAGTCGAGCTTTCTCAAAAAAATGGGGAAGTCAAAAAGAATTATTAATTGAAACCTTGAATTTATTAGTACA